GTTTGTTTAAACCAATCTTTGATGAACCATGCTTTGGCGGAAGCATCACGCTTCACACCACGTTCAGATTTCAAGATGCCGACCAAGTTGTTTGATGATTTCACATCATCAAAATCACTGAAGTCCTTGTCTGCATCCAACAAGTCTTGCAAAGTGCGATAACCCTTGCTTTGGAAATCAGAGTTGAGAATCAACCTTTTATTGTCTATTTTGGACAAAATGGTGGTCATCTCATCTTCTGTCAAAGGCGCCCCTTCAGGACGCAGAGATCTTTCAACTGCTTCAATGAAAGGAATGAACTGTCGACGAGAATTATAAGAAATGAATTTGACTTCATTGCTTATGCCAGACAAAACAACCTTATATGGCTTATACACTGCATGTTTTGAGGCATTCAGTGCACGAGTTAACCAATAAAGCCTGTTTCGAACATCCTTATCTTCAGCATCTTCTTTTTCAGCTAACAAAGCACGAGATGCTTTGGATAAATTTGAAAAAGCCACATTGACAAGATTAACACTTGCTGACCCTGCTTTTATTGCAGCTTCTGCAAAAGAACTTGTGCCAGGAAGTGGAGGAGGCATGCCAGACTCAACGCGAAGTTTAGTTTTCTCGTACTTGAGATCAACTTCAAGTTGTGTAACCTTGTCCTCAAGCTTGGTTTTCCTTTCTTTTTCTGCTTTTACCGCAGAATTCAGCTCTTGGAGTTCGTTGTTCAGTTTAGTGATCATTTTTGCGTTCACTTCTTTTAATTCTGACAACTCTTCCACAGCAGAGGAATCCTTAGCTTTCTTTGCATTGGCAATGCCAGCATTGGTGGAGTCTTGTGATTTCCTCAATTGCGACATTTGTTTGACAAGTTCAGCCTTGGTGGACTCGGCTTCCGCTTTGAAATCTGCAAATGTTTTCTGCTCTTTGTCAAGAGCAGACTTGGCAGCTGCTATGTCTTTCTTGAGGACACCTTCTTGCACTGCAAATTTGTTGCTTGCATTAACAAGTCGATCCTTTTCCATTTTGACAGTGTTCAGCTGCATCATTAGGTCATTCAATCTTGCAACTGGCACAGTCGGGGTGTCGGAGGACTCATGGATAGAATCAATGGTGTCTTTGATTTGCTCCCACTCCTCCTTGTCAATCATGACAATAGTTTTTCCTTTAAAGCTTCCAGGACGGACATGCTCGCTAATCAATCGGTCAAGGCGTTCCTTGACCATTATAGAAGTAGAAGCCACTGATGAAGGTGGGGCTACCGAGATAGGCAATGACCTACGGTTCTCTGTCGGCAATACCGGTGATGGGGGTGATTTATCAGCCATTTTTCCCGACCTGCCAAACAGGTTTCGAGTCCGCTCATCAGGGGTGGCGCTGGGACATATTCGAAAATTTGGAAAAGATATTACCAAGTGCACTCTTAGATTTCTCTTTTGTGT